CTGCTCTTCATGGAAACTGGAAATTCCAATCAATTTTGTCCACGATAATTAAATAATTAAAATACAGAATCTGGCACTTTAGAGGCAGACCAATGACATCTAATAAATTTCTAAATAAAACTATTGTAGAGATTCCTAGATGCACTCCAACAAAAATAATCGTAAGTTTATGGATTACAAGAAAAGGTATAAAAAATACCGCCAAGAAGTACAAGACCAAATGAATATCATAATTGAAAACACGGAGATTGAAGAGGGTTACCTAACAATTTTGGATTTACTCGCTCTTAATTATGATATGCTTTACACAAGTATCGATGATATAAAGGCAAATGGTTTTGAGAAGAAAGATTTCAAAGAGAGAACAGTAAAGAACCATGCTGTTCAGACATTCAACAATGCACAACAGACTATTATCAAATTGCTTAATAGTTTCCCAACAAATCCAATGTCAAAAGCAAAAATAAAAAAGCTGTCTGATGGTGATTTGAATGAGCCTTCACCATTGGATGAATACTTAACAGAGTAATGGATTTATCTAAACCATATAATAAATACGCATTAGATGTTGTAAATGGAAACATTGTAGCATGTGAAGCGATTCGCCTTGCATGTCAGCGATATTTAGATTGGTTTAATAGAGATGACATTTACTTTGATGAAGCTGAAGTGGAGAAGAAGATAAAGTTTATCTCTTTGATGAAACACTCAACAGGTAAGCATAATGGAAAGCCTTTCATACTGTTACCATGGCAAGCATGGTGTGTTGCTCATATCTTCGGTTTCAAATATAAAGAAACCAATCTAAGAGTAATCAACAACGTCTTTATAATGATATCTCGTAAAGCAGGTAAGACAGCATTTGCAGCTGCACTTGGGTTATGTTGTGCTATTGCAGATAAAGAAGCAAATGCTGAAATAGAGCTTGTTGCAAATTCAAGACAGCAAGCTAACATAGCATTCAATATGTGCTATAACTTTGCAGAATCATTAGACCCAAAGAAGAAATCAATAAGAAGGAAACGCTCACTAATAGAGATACCGAAGACTAAGTCTTCAATACAAGTCCTTTCATCAGATGCTATGGGTAATGATGGATATAACTCTTCATGTTTCATACTTGATGAGATGCATGCTGCAAAGAACTGGGATTTATACAATGTTATGAAATCATCTCAGGGAATGCGTCAACAGCCCCTTGCAATAGTTATTACAACTGCAGGATTTCTGTTGAATGGCTATCCTTGCTATGAATATAGGGCAACCTGTATAGAGATACTTAAAGGTATAAAAGAAGATGATTCACAGTTTGCTGCTATCTATGAACTTGATGCTACAGATGATTGGCAGAAAGAAGAGAACTGGGTTAAATGCTCACCTTCAATAGGTCAGACAGTATCATATAAGTACTTAAGAGACCAAGTTAAAGCTGCTATAAACACTCCTGCACAAGAAGTAGGTATCAAAACTAAGAACTTTAATATGTTCTGTCAGAGTAAAGAGATATGGATTCCTGACAGATATATCATTGACAGTACTAATTATGTCAATATTGATGATTTCAAAGATGAAGATAGTTACCTTGGAGTTGACTTGTCAGCAGTATCTGACTTGACTTCAACTTCAATTATGTTCCCACCAAACCCAAATAGAGCTGTATATCCTGACAAATATGTCTTCAAATCATTCATTTATCTTCCTGAGACTTGTCTTGATGAATCACAGAATAGTGAATTATACAAGATATGGTCAAGGAACAAATATCTTACACTGACTTCTGGTAATGTTGTAGACTATGACTATATACTTGCAGACCAGAAGAAACTGTATGAATATACATACATGATTAATGTTGCATATGACTCATGGAATGCTACTCAATGGGCTATCAATGCTACAGAAGAAGGTCTTCCACTTGTACCTTATTCACAAGCTGTAGGTAATTTCAACAGACCTACAAAGTACCTTGAGGTGCTTATAAGACAGAACAAAGTTGTTATTGATAATAACCCAATTGTAAGATGGGCATTTGGTAACGTATCACTTAAATTCGATGCTAATGAAAACTGTAAACCAACAAAAGCTAACAATGATAGAGCAAGGAAGATAGACCCTGTTATTTCAATGATACAAGCTTTAGGTGGTTATTTAGACAAGAATAAATATAATGATGGAGAAGTGTTAAGTGTAACTTTCTAGCAGAGTTGTTAACTGTTTCCTTCATAAAGTTTATTATTAAATATAAAGAATAGAAAATGGGTTTATTCAGTATTTTTAAAAGAAACACACAAGAAGCAACACAGGCGCAGGAAGATGGATTTGCAGCTTCTATCTTGTTTGGACAATATAGATTAGATAACTCTGCAACTTCACTATCAGCATTCTTTGCTGCAAGAGAACTTATATCAAACTCTATAGCTCAGCTTCCAATCAATGTAAAGTTTGATAATGAATTGAGACCTGACCATAAGCTTAATCATGTGTTTAATGCAAACTTGCTTTCAAAGTTCAACTTAATGAAAGCATTGATACAAGATGTTATTGATTTTGGTGAAGCTCTTTGCTATATTCAAAGAGACCAAGATGGTTCTCCTGCTAATTTGATTTATTGCCAAAGAGGCACATATACTATAACATACAATGAAAACACTAGAAAACTTACATACAAGATTTCTAATGTTAAGCCTGGAAATATATTGCCTGAAGACGTTATTCACTTGTATAAGAACAATCAATCAAATGGTGTACAAGGGAGAAGTCTTGTTGGTTATGCAAATGCTATCCTTAACTTAGCAAAAGCTACAGATAAAGCTGCTAGTAATTATTATAGTTCTGGTTGTGCATTGACAGGTGCTCTCACAATTAAAGGAAGTAGAAAGGACTCTAAGGAGAAAGCAAGACAAGCTTTTGCTGATGTACATAGTGGTTCTAATTCATCAGGTCTTGTAATACTTGATGATGATATGACATATCAAGCATTGTCAAGCAATGCTAATGATTCTCAGATGTTAGAGACAAGACTCTTCAATGTATCTGAGATTGCAAGATTCTTTAATATTAACCCTGTATTACTTGGTGACCTTTCTAAATCAAGCTATAATACAATTGAAGCAGCTAATATTGAATTTGTAACACACACCTTGATGCCATATATCGCAATGATTGAATGCGAATTTAATAGAAAACTTATATCAGAAGCTGATGCAGGTTTCTCTATTGACTTGGATGAAACATATTTGATTAGAGGTGATAAGAATTCAACAGCATCTTATTATAAGACTCTTGTTGAAGCAGGAATTATAACAAGAAACGAGGCAAGAAGACAACTAGGTCTTAATGCATTAGAAGGATTGGATGAAATAATAATTCCATTTACAAATATCCATGATAATACTGTCGGAAACGATAGTAAACCTGAAGAAAATAAATAAATAAATTGATTATGGATAAGTTAATTAGAAATATAGGTAATATTGAGGTTCGCTCTTTAGAGGACGGTGCAGAGTCAAGAACGGTTCAAGGATATGCAGTTGTCTTTGAGAGTGAATCTGAGGACTTGGGGTTTATTGAAGTAATCAAAAGAGGAGCAATAACCCAAGAACTTGTTGACTCTTGTGATATATTTGCAAAGTTTAATCATGATGACAATAAAGTATTAGCACGTTCAAACAGAGGTAAAGGTTCTTTGAAACTTACTGTAGATGAGGTTGGCCTTAAATATGAATTTGAAGCACCCCATACAGATTTAGGAGATTCTTTACTTGAAAATATCAGACGTGGTGAGATTTATCAGTCAAGTTTTGCTTTTGCTTTGTCAAATGATGACAAGAATGCGCAAAAGTGGGAAAAGAGAAACGGCAAATTATATAGAACAATAAATAATATAGCATATTTGTTTGATGTTTCTCCTGTATGGCAACCTGCATATTCTGCTACTACATGTGACAAACGTAGTATGGATGAGCTTAATACCATTAAGGAAAGAGAACAAAAATATGATAATATGCTCGAAGAATTGAAATCTTATATAAATTAAACATATTTCATATGACAGTACAAGAATTAAAAGACAAGCAGAATTCTCTTATTACTCGTTGTGATGAAATTGTTAACTTATGTAAATCCGAAGTTAGAGAAATGACTAAGGAAGAAGAGGATGAATTCAATGCCAACAAGGAAGAGATTAAAGCTCTTAAAGAGGAAATAAAGGCACTTGAAGAGAAACTTTCCGAAGACAAAGAAGATCTTCCTGAAGACAAGGAGGATAAAGAAGAAAAATCAGCCGAGGATAATAAGGAAGACAACAAAGACAAGGAAGAAAAAGAGGAAGAAACTAAAGAAGAAAAAGAAGAAGATGAAGATTCTTCAGAAAAAGAAAAGAAAAATAATCGTAATATTACAATGAATTCACAGAAATTTAATTTGATGACAGAGTTACGTAACTCTCTCGAAACAGGTAAGTCTTTCAACCTTAACGAAGTTCGTGCATACACTGTAACTGCTGAAGGTGAAGATGTTGTTCAAACTGACATTTATGATATTTGGGAGCCACTTAGAGCTAAGAACGTTCTTGTTCAGGCTGGTGCACAGGTAATTAGCGGCATTAAGAACAATGTACAGATTCCACTTATGAGTGCTGTATCTTGTAATTTCGCTGGTGAAACAGCAGATGCTTCAAACGGTTCTGGCACATTCACAAGCAAGGTTCTTTCTCCAAAGAGAATCACAGCTAAGTATCCTATTTCACTTCAGCTTTTAGCACAGGATTCAGTTGGTGTTGAGGCTAAGATTCGTGAGGATATTTCTAAGGCAATCAACTCTAAGTTAGAATCAGTTCTTTTGGGAACAGCAGCTGGAACAGCAAATCAGCCAGCAGGTATCTTCTACGATTCATCTGTATTCGCAATTCA